CTTGCCGCCCATCGCCATGCCTTTAGCTTTGACCTTGCCGCCCATCGCCATGCCTTTGGATTTAACCTTGCCGCCCATCGCCATGCCTTTAGCTTTGACAGTTCCGCCTTTAGCCATCTTGCCTTTGCCATCCATAGCGAACTTAGGAATTGACTTGCCTGTCTTTGGGTCTTTACCCATTGGCAATACGGCGCCGCCAGCGGCCATGCCCTTGGCTTTGACCTTGCCGCCCATCGCCATGCCCTTTTTCTTCTTCTTCATCGTACTCTCCTTTGATCTTATCATGCCGCCATTCTTTTTACCGCTGCTTTTCTCTTTCTTCATTAGATCCTGAGAAAACTTCTCCATGCTGGTCACATCCGTGGCCTTGTCTATTTCAGTCCCAAAAGCAGCGTCTATCATATTTTCCGCTTTACTATACGTTACACCGTGCTTTTCTTTAAAAGCCGCTTTAGCCTCTGCACCGCCAAGTTTTGCTTCCAAAATCTCTTTCGCGATGGTTGTTTTCTTTTCGGGGCGAGATATACCAGAACTGGTTTGTTTAACATCTAAGGCCGTTCGTGACTTAGATTTACCGGGTTGTTTTCTGACGTATTGTTGTGCGCCACCTGGAGTCTTTTCAGTCTTTAACTTAGCCATTTAATTCTTCCTTACAGCATTAATTCAAAGTGAGGTGCATCGATAAACGGTCTGCGAGACTGAGATCGACGTGTGTCTATGTACGAGTTCATTGCATTTTCAGCAGTGCCTTCATAGCCCCCAATATCATCAATAGTCCACGCAGCGCCCCACCGGAGTTGCACCCCAGCCGCGGCTGCGCCTTCTTTCATAGCATCAGCAATCTCATCATACAAATTCAACTCCCAACGCCCACCATTGCAGTAAGCCATAAGATCAACAGCGTTACCATCAATGTGTTTACTTTTCATAGTTTGAGAAGCCCCTTTTGCGACCAACTCCCTCTGTTCGTCGATGGTCCTCAACCCGCAGATCACACTGAAGTCCTGCTTGGTTACCCCGATGGCGTATCTCACGACCGTTGCCAGCCTTTCGTCCACACCTTCTAGGTTTGATAGGCTTCTGTTTCCTAATTTGTATCCCATAGTTCAACCTTTTCCATGCCATGCAGAAGTAAACTCTTCGTCTTCTGACTTATCGTATTTATTTTCCCGCATATTTAGATATGGCCCTATTTCCGAACCAGAAAGCTAAGACTGCGCTAAATAATCCCTGAGTTTCTGGATCAAACATAAGTTCTACTGCCTGCATCCAATCTCCGCCCGATTGCGTTACCTTAACCATAATCACTACCTTAGTCGCTACAAACAATCCGAAGAAGGCATAAGTAATAACAGGACGAACACTACCCCGAAGAGCGTTGATAAATCCGCCAGCATCGATAGACTTATCATGTTCATACAGCCCCTTCGTTTCCTCAATGTCCGCCCTCTTATCTAACTCCACCAGTTTCATCTCGGCGCGTTGTTGGGCCAACTCCGTTTCCAAACGCATCATCTCCATACGATGAGCCTGTTGTTGGTTTGCCTTGAAGAAGTTTAAAACCTCGGGGAGAAACGACGATCCAAACCCCAGAAGACTACCGAGTAATGCTATCATTTCTCTGACCCTAACCACACTGCAAATGCGCCCGTCATGGACCCAGAGCATATTGAAATCATTGCACTTTGTTGTGTAGACAAATCATCTAATGACATGCCCCATTCAATCACGCGGATGTACATGATGGTCATAACGAACATCATCAGCCGGGGTAAAATCCTGTATTCTAGAAACGTTTTAAAATCCATCTGATAATCCTTTTAATATGTCTTTTAGGCTAACCTTAGCCTTAGAGTTCGGTTGATAAAGGCATTCAAACTGTTTTGGACATTCACGGAAACTAAGCGTTGGATAATGATACCCTAACGTTCCATTCTTACCGGAGTATAAACATAGAATTTCATCCCCATTTCTCACATACTTCCACAGATGGCACGTCACGTATTCTGGGTTTAACAAAGAACTTGCTAAAATTAAGGGAATTAATGTGTTCATGATACGAGTGTCACCAAATAAATAGCACCGCCTAGGAACCCTATTATTAACATAGAAAGCCCTAGAATAGCCATATTATTTTGTATTTGTCGTTTAGCCTCGTCCTGTGCAAATGCGGTCTTTTCCCGCTCTGCCCTGATCTCTCGGCGCATGTCCAGCATCTCGTCATACGTCCCCCAGCCAAACCGGAGGTCCAGTAGGTTTTTAATTTCGATTTCGCGCTCTTTTAAAGTCTTCTTATGGATGAGTATCTGAAGGGCTTCTTCTTCTATAGATTGTCCTTGTGTAGCCCTCTCAAGAAACGTAGGATTTTTTCGCTGTGACTCTGCACGATTGATATCAGCACACGCAGAATACCACGATCCTAATTGCTTAGAAACGCCCTCTAAATCCTGAGCATGTCCAATAATTTTACGGAAACTGGTATAGGCCGCACTAGCAACCGCAAACGCCGAAATAGGATCAATCATAGATAGGAGTTAGCCCCTCCGCATCATGCCCTGACGTTGTACATCAATACGCTCACGATTAACATCATTACGGTTCTGAGCTATCTCCTCAGTACTTTCAATCCGGGCAGAGTCAGTAGCAGCACGTTGCTGCATACGAGCCGACTCCATCATAATTTGGGCCTCATCCTCTTGAGACTTACGCTGGAGTTCTTTGTCCTTAATGCCAAGCTCTTGCATCCTGATCTGAACTAAAGGATCCGACATTGGGTCTTGCCCTTGTGGCGTGATCTCTTCCAAAGTTGCCTTCATGATATCCAACTCCTGCATAACAACAGCTTTTTCCAACTCTTCCGGAATCTGCATCTGTTGCTGAACTTGCTGGATTTGTGCCTGTGCCGCCGCTGGATCGATCTGACCGGCCTGAACGCCTTGCTGAACCTGTGCTACAAGATCCTCAATCTCTTGCATCACCATCTTACGAGCCTTCATAGCAATATGCTCCTGAAGGTGCGCGTAGAATGTCCCCATAACCTGTGGAGAAGTCATGACCAAAGGCGTCTTCATAAACATCACATGAATAGCAATGTGAATGTCATGCTCTTGCTCTTCAAAGGCAACCATTATCTCGCCCATCAAACCTCGAGCGTTCTCAATAGCAGCGTCCAACGGCTTAGGTTCTGGGGCCGGCGGAAGGATCTCATCAATGTTCTGAACTTCTAACGCCTGATACATGCGCCGGTAAGCAGCGTGTAAGTTATGCATCTGAGGATTGGATTGCGCCAACTGTAACTGTGTCTGGGCTAACGTAACCCGCTGCGCCATCGAGAAGATATTCGGATCAGAGACAGGAATAACATCAACGCGACCATCAAAGTCCTTCGCCATGATGTTCTTCTCGCCACCCGCTACGTTGTACGGATACTCCTGAGCAACATTCTCCGCAAAGATACGAGCCAGAATACGGAACTCAGTCTTCTGTGCATAGTGCAGCCGCTTGTGAATAGCAGACATCACCTTCATGCCGCGCTCAAGCATTGCCACAGTTGTGCCAACAGGCGTCTCTTGATTCATATTGCCTGTCTGTTCGTCAGCCAGTGAAACAAAGCGGCGTCCGCCCTCCACCAGAGCCCCTAGAAGCTGTGCTAGAGTGGCACTAGGCTCTTTATACGGCAAAGGTATGATAGCGTCCCTGATGTTACCTCCAGGGGCGTCTATGTCTCTCCACTCGCCGGGCTGTAAGGGCTCGTCATCATTGCGAAGACGTACCCCACGGGCCTTAAATCCAGCAGGGAGGTTAGCCAAAGTACCAGCGTCAATTAACTGACGTAGAATGCTGGTAGCAGCGCGGCCCAAACCGCCAATCATGTGGATCAAACCAAAGCCATAGAACCCTAGGCCTGGCATAAACCGGTAGTGTACAAAGAACTGGCGCTTCTTGGCGAAGTCTGTGTCCTCATCAAAGTTCCTGCGGATCGACAGGATCTTACCAGACGCCTCGTCCATCGTAACAATGTAAGGCAGATGAATGCCAGTGGGCTCCCCGTCTGGGGACATGTCCTCAAAGTCTTCTAAGTCCAGATCAACGTGCATCTCCAACACGGTGTAGATGTCATCAAGATAAGTCCTAGACGTACCCTGTATCTCGTCAACCTTCTGACGAACCTCGTCAGGCTCCGTATCCGCAGCTTGCAATTCAATATCACGGTAAAACCCCGCGACTTGCATCTTGCGAACTTGATTGTGATCCATGCGAAGAACGTGCGTAACCCTGTTCGCCGTCTGCAAATCAGAGGCGGCATAAGGAACCACAAGGTCTTGAGCGGGAATAAACTTGGATACAGCCCGCTGCTTGGATTCGTCAAAGTAAACCTTCTTAAAGGTAGATCCGGACATGGGGAGATAAAACAACAATTGATCCATGTCAGGATCATACTCTTCCATGACCTCTGTGATCATGTAGTTCATATAATCCTTAACGCGGTTGGCCTGACCCTCTGTCTCAGCGTCCTGCTTACCCAAGATCTGAGTCTGCACTGGACCGCCGGCAGGAAGTAATTCCTTATACGCCTGAGATTGAAACTGAGTGACCGATTCCGTAATTAAAGGATGCACAACACCAGAAGCCCCCGCAAAAGGCTGGGTGCGATCTTCCTGCTTAATACCTAGCTGGTCTAAACCCCTAGTGTACGTCTCCTCCCAATCAGAACGAGACTCAACATCATCATTGTAAGACGCTCGTAAATCACTGGACAACTCTCCAAGATACCCGTCATCAAGATACTCCGATAAGTTGGCGTCATGAGGAATAGGCTCTACCTCTTCCATGTCCGTCAACATGCCCGACAAGGCCTCAACGGTAACGCCGCCATCCTCTGTCGGTGTTATCTCAGCGCCGCCCGAGAAATCAATTGGCTCTTCAATCTCTACTTCCACCGAAGTGGTATCTTCAACCATCTCAATAGGCATCAGAGAAGGATCTACAAGTGATCCCAGTGGGCGAGGTGGCAGGGCCATCAGTAATACTCCCGATTACGTGTTCGATATTCGTCTTCCAAAGTGTCATCGCCCTCTAAAGAAACGAACCCACCCCGTCTGAAACGCATCAATGCTAACGTCATACTATCACAATAGTCATCATTGTCACCATTGGGAAATGAAACTACCTCTTCAATGACCTCGTCACTGAACTTCTTGTCAAATGGAGCCCAGACCTTACCCGCCTCAAACAAAGGAGCAATCATGTGCATCCGAGTAGTCTTGTCCTGCCCTCGGCCCGGTGAAAATCCCAGCGCAGGAATACCCCGAAGGCGTAACTCATCAATCAAGGGCTGTCCAGAGGCCTTGGCCTCAACAATCACCATGTCAGGCTCCCAGTATTCATGCTCCTCATAGGCAACTTCCTTTAACTCAGGGAAATTCCACCGGTCGCGCCGTGCATCCATTAGAATTATGTTGTCACCAGTCCCATCCTCGGGGTCAAAAATGCCCCAAGTGGTAATCGCACTAAAATCCGCCGTCTCTTTCTTAGAAAACGCCGTGTCATAGGCCTGTATGATATACTTAATGGTAGGAATGGACTTCTTATCCCAATCTTTCCACCACTCGCGCTTGATTATCGCAGCCTCAGAAGATGTCGGAGTCTGCTGCCACTGGGCATTCCACTTGGCTACCGGCAAAGACGCCTTGATCGAAAGTAAGGCGTCCTTTTCCCAGAACTCAGGCCATAATGGGTTGTCCGAGGGCAAAATAGCAGGAAATTCCACCACATCCCACTTGTCAGACATGATATCGCTGCCCTGCTGGGCCAATAAACGACCCGTCAAGTCCTTCTTACCCCAACGTGTCATAACAATTATGATTGCACCACCAGGTTGTAAACGCTGGCGAGGACCAGAAGTGTACCACTCATACGCATGATCAAACGCAGTCTCGCTTAACGCATCCTGTTCCGAATGAGGGTCATCAATAACGAGTAAATCCGCGCCACGGCCAGTGATGGCAGCGCCCACACCCGCTGCAAAGTACTCCGCGCCCTTGTCAGTGCCCCACTTACCCGCGCCTTTATTGTCTTCCTTAAGGTTGGTTTCTGGAAAGATAACTTTATACTCAGGGTCATCTATTAAATCCCTCACCTTACGTCCAAAACGAACAGCCAACTCGGTATTGTGCGTGGCCTGAATGATCTTGAGCTTTGGATTGCGCCCTAGAAACCAAGCAGGCATCAAGTAACTTGCGAACTCTGACTTGGAATGGCGAGGCGGCATGTTGATAATCAACCGCTTTAACTCGCCTCGAGCAACAGCCTCTAGCTTTTCCGCAATCACACGGTGATGACGGCCCTCAATGAAGTTGTCATACACATGATGAACAAACGGCATAAACCGCTCTTGAGCCTCTTCTCGTATATCCAGCTTTCGCTTGGCCTCAGTCAGCGCCAAAATCTCTTTCAGCGCCTCTTCAGGTAATGCTTGCAGATTCACCTACTACTACCTACCCAACCCTGGGATGTACGGGGTGTAATTGCTCTCAATAGCCGCGGGCTGATAGCGTGGGCTAATCTTTGGACGAACAACAACCCGGGGCTCTTTCTTCTCTTCCTTCTCCTTGGCAGCAACTACAGCCACCTCGGGCTCAATAAGCTGGCAGATATAAATGCCGTTAACCATGACGCGAACGTAACCCTTTGGACAACCCTGATCGTCGTTGTCATTGTCACTCGTATCAACAGGAACCTGTTCTGGAACCGTGTCAACGTCAACACCCGTGCCCGTGCCCGTGCCCGTGCCCGTGCCACCTGTCGTATCACCATCGTCCTCGCGAGTAATCGCAGGGGCGGGCTGTGGAACTGGGCGATCATCGTCCTCTGGACCTGGCGGAACGTTTACTTTCAAAGGAGCAACGCGAGTGGATAGGGCTTTCAAAGAAGCAATACGAGCTTTCTTCCGAGCATCTTCGATAGCCGTCTCAGTGTCCGAATCCGTGGTCTTCGCAGGAGTAGCCGCAGGAATACCGGACTTGTCTTTCGCGGTGCCCGTAGGAGCGTCCGTAGGAGCGTCCGTAGTGGTTGGCGCTATATTATTAGCTTTAGGGTCGTTAAAAGGAATATTCAAGTTCAATGGGTTAGGTTGTGCAACCGGAATATAGTCAGATGGATTAACCTCGTCAGCAATGAAATCACCGAACGGATCGTATGTTCCTTTCCCCGCAGTAGTTGTAACGGCCGGCGCAAAAGGAAGTGTCCCAATACCCTTCTTGGGTTGCGCTAACAACGCATCAATATCAATATCTCCCGAAACCAATGAATCAACCGGAGTAGTAGGAGGAACGACAGCAACAGGAGACTTTGCTTCAGGAACGACAGGAGGAAGATCGATATCTTCTGGAAACATGCCCTCGAGCTCAGATGGAACAGGAGGAGAGGTAGTTGGTGCGTTATCCTTATAAACAACGCTATTCAAATATTCTATACCCTTGAGCCTTAGTGCCTCTTTCGCGTTCATCTCATCTAACGTCATCGGAGGTTGAATCTGATCCACCGAAGTTACTGTCTCAGGAGCATCCGGTTGTTGTGCAGGGGGAGTTGCCGCAGCAATACCTTGCTTAACAGGAGAAACAACAGGAGTCTTAGCCTCGCGTTGTGTCGGGGGAGTTACCGCAGGAACACCCAGAAGAGGAGGCAACTCGTCCACAACATTATCAGAAGTAAGAGCGGAGATATCTTCCCGAGATTTAACTACTGCTTCAGCTTCAGCTTCAGCCTTTTTACGATTGGCAATAGCCCTGCGCCGATCAGCCTGCGCGGCCGGTGAATCCACCAAAGGAATGTTCGTGGGGTAGTTTCTTAACGAAGCAACGCCCGTGGGATCTACAGGCAATGACGTATCAAACGCTTCCATATTAGCAACATATTCCGCCTCTGCCTGCGTCTTAGCACGTTGCGCCCTAGCACGTTCAATATTATCCTGTTGTCGCTGTAACTGACGTTGAGGCGTATCCATCGCAGTCGGAACGGTAGACCCATACTGTCTAAACCTACCCAAATCCTCAATTAAAAACCGGCTTAAATCCTCCTTGGTCTTGGGAACAACACCAGCATTCGGGTCAGTGGCGCCTAACGCAGGTTTGCCTTCAGCACGGTTAGCCTCACCTTGCTCAAACGCTATGTCCTGAAGTGTAGTCTCAAGATCACCCCGAAGATTAAAGTCATAACCAAAAGGCAAGTAATTAGGGTTTTTCCTCAGTATTGCATCCGTCACACCGCTTCTACCAGCCGCGGCGCCAGCAGACTTTGGTGCCGGCGAGTCAAAAATTAAATCTAGATCCGCTTCTGCTTCTGCTT